ATGCAAAACAGCTTTCGGCGAAGGTCCGGAAGGCCCAAGGTCGGCAACCAGATTACAGGCAGAAAGTTTTTCAGGCGTGGTGGCCCGCGCCAATCCAGAAAAATTCATGGCTTTAGCTAAAGGTTTGTTGGATAATGCACCCATTGGTTCGTCCATGCGTTCCGAAATCGAACGGATTCTGGGCGTCTCTGGGGAACAAGCCACGAATATCGCTGGTGATAAAAGCCCCACAAAAGGCAATCAAAAAACATCAAACAACGGCCCAGTGAGTACCGAATAGTATAGGAAATTATTAATAAATGAGCAATTATTTTGTAAGAAGCAAAAACGAAAACGCCAAAGAAAAATTTAATAAGAAACAGCTTTTTAAAATTGTTTCGCAATCTGAACATGCTAATTTAGTTGATTTTACATATGGTGAAAAATTATTATATGGTCGAGTAGATCGGTTTTTCCAACCAATAATTCCTAACAATAATTACTTTGAGTTTAAAGGAGTCCGCGGCGGTACTACAGGCGACATTAAAGTTTTCAATTTTGTCGCCGATGCATTCAGAGAGTTACAAATAAAATTCACCACCAAATTAGCCCAGGGAGAGATGGATCCGAATGATCCAAATTTAACATTTCTTGAGGCTGTTGGCGGCTATCGTGATCCAAAACTTATTTATTCTAAACGTAAGCAAGCTTTTATGACTGCCGTCCAAAATATTGTTATCAATCATGAATTACAGTTTAGTAATTTTAATGAATTTATAAATGTTTTGATGCCTTATATCGAAAACTCTATCAAGGTTGAACCAATGACATTCCCAGCTTTTGTTAAAAGTAGATTCTGCCCGATGCACATTAATGGCTTAGTCATTGAAATCGCTGAGATTAATCCAAATAATGATAAAATTAAGTATGATAATTTTTATGAAAGCCCAAATTGGGAGTTTTTTCTAAACGCTTGCAATGCGTATGGGTTCATGGTAGATTCAAACATGCCTAATAGAATTATTGCTGATTTAAATTCTCCCCACATGATAGAGAAAATGGCGAAGTATGATTCCCGCATTAGTTCAGCAGATATGTGTATCACAAATTGCTATACGCCGGTGGCCACTATAGACTATTATAATTTTAAGAAGACGATATATCAGATTTACTCGAACAATAGAAGAAGACAAGTCTTATCAACCACCTATACGTCTCCAACAGGTATTCAAACAACTGAACGTAAAATTAAAAATTATAAGTACGAAGACTTTGTGCTCGAAGTAAGCGATAAAAAAATTATGGAGATTTATTTTAAAATCCGATTTTTAGAAGAAGAAAGTAAATTTAGTAAATATGAAAAAACTATAATAACTAGAGATTGTTACGAGATATTTAGGACCAATCAATCTATGGCTCTGCAAATATTTGAAAAAATTCTAGGCAAAACATTTGACTATTCTGGCTCGTTAAGCTATATTCAGGATAGACAAAAACAAATGAGGCAGTAGTGTATTTTCAGGCGCTTGACGATAAGAAAGAGTGTGTCGGCATATATTATGATGGTCGACTTGAATTTGACGAAACTAAGTTTCCAGACTCTCTGTCACAAATGAGAACGTGGAGATACTCGGGTTTTTTGCAAGAAGATACAATTGAATATGCGTGGTTCCTAACGCAAGGCAAGACACTCAAAGAGTGTTGCCCTGAAAATATGTTGGATGATTTGAATAAATTTGAAAAAAAGATGAACGCTTATAAGAAAGCTTTTGAATTAGCCAAAGTTAACTTTAGAGAACACTGTTTTTTTGATTTGGTCCCCCATGATTTTCTAGTATCATTTCTTGAACTTAAAAATCAGATTACTGAACATGTTTTTGAGACTGAAGAAAAAACACCACTGTATGATCACTTGCTACAAGTTGAAAAGCTGCTATATAAGATAAGGTATCAAAATCTGAATATCAATAACCAAAATGCTCGCGGCCTGTTCACTTCATCTAGAAACAGAGCCGCAGCACAAAAACTGATTGCTGGACCTAAACACATTGATTACAATATCTTTGGAACGCGCACTGGGCGCCTATCCACTTACCCCGGTTCATTCCCTATGTTGACGATGCCCAAAGATTTAAGGGCGCTTGTGAAGCCTCATAACGACTGGTTTATTTCGCTCGACTATAATGGTGCTGAAGCCAGGACAGTTTTGGGATTACTGGGCAAGCATCAGCCCCCTGGCGACGTGCACGAATGGAATGTTGCGAACGTTTTTGCAAACAAGGGCATTGGAGACCGTGAAGCAGCTAAAACTTTCTTTTTCTCATGGCTATACAATCCAGATTCTAGCAAGATTGAAGAGTCCTTCTATGATCGTGACGCATTATTAGAAAAATACTATGAAGATGGTCGTATTCGGACAATTTTTGACCGCCACATTGAGGTTGATGAGTATAAAGCAGTCAACTACATCGTGCAAAGCACAACGGCCGATTTAGTCAATGATCGTGCCGTTGCACTTGATCAATTCTTACAAGACAAGCGCACATTTATATCACATATCGTACACGACGAAATAGTCCTTGACATGCCTGACGAGGAAAGGTATCTTATACCGGAGATCAAGGAAATATTTTCTAATAATAAACTTGACTCATTCGTCACAAACTTAAAGGCTGGTAAAGACTATATGGATATTGGAGTCTTAAAACTATGATCTCTATAATTGGAATAGGAAACGCTGCATCTGCAATTGTCGAAAACTTTAAAACCCAAAAGAACAACTATAGAGTTTATCAATTAGGTAGCAACTTAAACAATACGAAATATACCCGTAAATTAAAAGCCTTTGAAAACCCAGAGGATTATGAAAATAACATACCAAATCTTCACAAATTTTTCGAAGGCGTGACCGATAATGTACAAGTATTTATTGTTGGGTCGTCATATAGCTCAAATTACTGTCTTGGGATCCTGGAGCAACTTAAAGATAAGAATATTGAGGTTTTTTACGTAAAACCCGACACAGAACTGTTAACTGGTATACCAAAACTGTTAGAAAATATGATGTTTGGAGTCTTACAAGAATACGCCAGATCTGGACTGTTTAAGTCGATGACCATCTTGTCTAATCTTGAAATTGAACGCAGTATCTCAGGTTTGTCCATTAAAAATTATTACGAAAAACTGAATCACACTATTTTTTCATGTGTACACTATTTAAATTTTTTCAACCACACTGAGCCAGAAATTGGCCAAATGGCGCGCCCCTCAGATATAAATAGAATTCGTTCTATGGCCATTTTAGATGTAAAAACTTTATCAGAAAAATGGCTTTTTGAGCTTGACATACCTCGCGAGACATGCTATTATATCTGTATCAATCAAGAAAGACTTGAGAAGGAAAGCGGCTTACACAAGCAGATAGTTGATCTCCTAAAAGAGAAACCAAGAAATGCATATCGCAAGGTTTCATACGGGATTTGGGAGACACATCTGCACGACTTTGGGTTCTGCGTTACCCACACAAACGCAATACAACAAAATACTCTTGACAGGCTAGAACAAGAGTGATACATTAGATGTCGAGGAAAGCTTGGCATACTTTATTAACACAAAAGGAGAAAATATGTCTATTAATATGGAACTAATGAGAAAGAAACTCGCACAACTTCGTGGCGAGGACAAGGGGGATGGTAATTCCGTATGGTTTAAGCCTGATGAAGGTGATCAAACTATTCGTATTGTACCAACCAGCGATGGAGATCCCTTGAAGGAAATGTATTTCCACTATAATGTTGGAGATCACAAGGGCGGTATTCCGTGCCCCAAGCGCAATTATGGTGAGCGCTGTCCAATTTGTGACTTTGCTTCTCAGCTTTGGCGAGAAGGAAGCGATCAAAATGACGAAGAATCCAAAAAGCTTGCAAAGTCTCTCTTTGTACGTGCACGTTACTTCTCCCCTGTAGTTGTCCGAGGACGCGAAGCTGAGGGAGTAAAGGTCTATGGCTACGGCAAGAGAGCTTATGAGTTGCTTCTCGGATACATTTTGGACCCAGAATATGGCGACATTACTGATACTCTTGAAGGAACTGACATTTCGTTGGTTTATACCAAACCAACAACCCCGGGTGCATACCCACAAACAAGCCTTAAGATGCGTCGAAACACATCTGCTCTACTGGAGGACACCGAGGCCATCCCCGCCCTCCTAGACGGCATCCCCGATATTGACTCACTCTTTGAGCGTCTGACCCCCGAACAAATTGACGCCATCTTAGATGAACAATTGGCGAGTGGTGCCTCCGCTGAGTCTCGCTCCAACGAGACGAGCAAATACAATAAATCAGAGCCCGCCGTCAATCCAGTTGATGCAGCATTTGATGAACTAATGGCGAACAAATAGAGCTTGTTAAACAGCCGCTGGCACCCCGGCTTAGGAATAGGGTGCCGCATATTCTATAAAGAAAGGAGATTATATTATGGAATGGTTAAGATCATTGTTGGCCCGCTGGAAGGTCCAAGTTAGCGTTGTAGCAGGAGCACTTGTTATTGCGACAGCATATGGACAGTGCACAGTCGAGCCACCCGCGGAGGAAGTGAGCGAAGTCACGCCTACCGTCGAAACAGTGGAGGAAGCCACCACCGTTGAGGTTTCCGCTACTACTTCTACAGAAGAAGCAAATTCCCCCACAACCACAACGGAAACCACTGCTACTGAAACGACAACTGAGTAGCAAAGGCCGCTGGCAGACCGGTTAAAGTCTGCCGCTTTTCAGGAGGTAAAATGGCTAGAGCCAAAGCGAAAGCAGGTCGAGTAAATATGCAAGACCTAATGAAATTAGTGAACAAGAAAGCGGGCCAAAATGTGGCTCACGACTTAACAGGGGACAACCCTACCTCTGTTAAGGAATGGATTCCTACCGGCTCACGTTGGCTAGACTCCATTATCTGCAAGGGTCAAGTTGCCGGCATTCCTGTCGGTAAAATCACAGAGATTGCCGGTCTACAATCGACAGGTAAATCTTATATGGCAACGCAGATTGCCGCAAACGCCCAGAAAACGGGCAAGATGGTCGTTTATTTCGATTCTGAGTCTGCTATCGATCCGATGTTCATGGAGCGAGCAGGCTGCGATTTAGAGCGATTAATGTACGTTCAGGCGTCATCTGTCGAGTTTGTTCTTGAGACTATTGAAGAATTGCTCGGAGCTACAGATGAGCAGCTTGTATTTATCTGGGATTCGTTGGCTTTCACGCCATCCATTTCAGATGTTGAGGGGGATTTTAATCCCCAGTCTTCAATGGCTGTGAAAGCACGTATTCTAGCAAAAGGTATGTCTAAATTGACTATTCCAATCGCTGATCAAAAGGCTACGCTAGTTGTACTCAATCAGTTGAAGACAAATATCCCACAAGGACCAATGGCGAGACAAATCGCAATGACTACGCCTTATGTCACCCCCGGTGGCAAGGCTATGCACTATGCTTATTCTCTTCGTATTTGGCTGACCGGCCGTAAAGCTAAGTCAGCATTTATCGAAGATGAAAAAGGGTTCCGCATAGGCTCCGAAGTTAAGGTGAAACTAGAGAAGTCTCGCTTTGGTACGCAAGGGAGATCATGTGCTTTCCGCATTATGTGGGGCACGCAGGACGTTGGTATTCGTGATGAAGAAAGCTGGTTTGATGCTATCAAAGGCAGCGAGTATCTTACATCCGCCGGTGCATGGTATACTTTGACCATGCCTGACGGATATACTAAAAAGTTCCAGCCCTCCAAATGGACTGGACTCGTAACTTCAGACGAAGAATTCAGAAACAGAATCGTCAGCATTATGGATGAAGAGATTGTCCAGAAGTTTGACGAAAGAACTGGTTCTGCAGCCGCGTATTATGAAGATCCGGAAGATCTGTCGGTCCCAATAAAAGAGTAAAAAGTGCTTGACTTTGACCCTCCGATTGGTTATACTAAATCAGTCGGAGGGTTTTTCTATGAGTACAGAAAACAAACGGGTTATTATTATCGATGCGCTAAATATGTTTATTCGCGCCTATATTGTTGACCCATCCTTATCCACGAATGGCGATCCGATTGGTGGTATCAAGGGAACAATGAAGATTATGCAAAAGCTTGTGCGCATGACTCAACCAGATGAAATTGTGGTTGTGTGGGACGGACCAAATGGTTCAGCAAAACGCAAGAGCATTGATAAAAGCTACAAAGAAGGTCGCAAGCCACTAAGATTGAATCGCTCAGTTCACAATTTAACTGACGATCAGATCATCATGAATAAAATCTGGCAACAGTCGCGCGTGATGGAGTACTTTAATGAGATGCCCATTATGCAGATTATGTTGCCTGAGATTGAGGCTGACGATGTTATATCATATACCTCCAGACTAAGTCGATACGATGGGTGGCAAAAGGTAATTATTTCTAATGATAAAGATTTTCTACAACTTTGCGATGACGAGACTGTGGTGTACAGGCCAACCAGCGATCAATTGATGAACAAGAAGCGAATTATCGAAGAATATGGTGTTCATCCAACCAACATGGCGTTGGCCAGGGCCATTGTTGGAGACCCGTCTGATAACCTGCATGGGATCAAAGGGGCAGGATTGGTCTCGGTCAAAAAAAGATTGTCTTTTCTTGCTTCGGAAAAAGACTATACTATCAATGAGTTAGTAGATTTCTGCGAAAAAGCAGACAGCAAATTGCGGTTTTTTACAAACATCATCGAGGGGAAAGACATTATTTCACATAATTATAAAATGATGCAGTTATACGCGCCATTGCTCTCAGTTCAAGCCAAAAAGTTTGTACGAGAATCCATAGAAAACTTTGACTGCACATTTAACAAAACAAAGATACTCTCACTTATGACCGAGGACGGTTTCGGTGAACTTAACTGGGAAGATCTAAAAACGCACCTCAATAAAATTTTATTGTCGTGTTGACTTGCTTTTTCGCAAGTAACCAGTTATAATCACCGGGAGGGTACAATTGTCTAATCGACCAAGTTTCAGTAAATATGGTAAAAGCTTTCAGGAGGATCTAGTTCATCTTATCTTGGATGACCGGCCGTTTGCCGACCAGATTCTTGAAGTGCTAGATACAAATTTTCTAGAGCTTGAATACCTGCGGTTGTTTACATCAAAGATAGTAGATTACAGGG